ATGCTGCTTTGTATATAGGATTATTAATAATTTTTTTGATGGTAGAGGCGTAGAATTGTCCGCCTTCTTTTGCTTTGAATTGGTTATCGTTAAGGTATTTTGCTATTTTGTTGGGAGCCCATCCATCATTAGATAGGGCGAATATTTTGTCAATAATTTCTTGTTCGGAGGGGTTTGGTACCATTTGTCCGTCTACTATGTTAAATCCTAATATTCTTCTGGTATATGCTTTAAGGTTATCTTTTTTATGGTTCAGGACGGCTTTAATACGTTCTCCGGTGTTATCTCTTTCAAATTGGGCAATGGATATCAGTTGAGTAAATATAAGCTTTCCTATGGCTGTTTTGGTGGTAAATGATGCTCCTCCCATGTCGATGATGTGTAGATCGACGTTTTGTTCATTCCAGGCGGCAACGGTTATGAGGCCGTCAACGGTGTTACGGAAGAGGCGGTCAGGTTTGATGGCTATGATTGTTTTGGCTTCAGTATTTGCCAGTAGGTGATTAGCTTTTTTCCCACCGGGGCGTTTATCGAATTCGGTGAATCCGGAAACATCTTCATCGATGATTATTTCAGTGAGGATGATATTTTGGAATTTGCAATAGCTGTTGATGCGTTCGGTTTGAACGGCTATGGAGTTGGATTGGTCGTCTGTGGAGACGCGGATGTATCCGATTGCTTGTATCATTTCTTACTGATTTTAATTTCGTTAAACGGTGTTTTGATAACAGGAGCCAGGTAAAGAACGCCACCGGTTTTTACCAGGAGTTTCATCTTGTATAGCTTATGCAGGGTCGCTCTGTACACTTCATGGCTAATTCCTAGTTTTTTGGTGACGTATTTGGATAAAGGCTCTACGTTGGTAATTTGGGCATTTTCTGAGAGGGATATGATCTCTGAAAGAACTCTTGCCATAGTAGAGGGCTTTGATTTAATCCCAATAGCTATTATAGCCATCAGGATATTAATGTTCTTGGTTTCTATTGTTTTTGATAATGACTTCATAAATGTTATTTAATTATAACGACAAATGTATAACAAATATTCGTTATAAAAAAATAACGCTTATAAATTATTTGCTAATTTATATTTAAGCATAGCTTCCACTTCGTACTTCATGTATGGGACAGGGATGGCGTAATGGCCTAATAAGTTGTCGGGCGGGAAGAAACGGATGTGTAGGTTGCCTATGGGCCTTCCTGATAGCTGTTGGTACATATAGGCATATATGCTAAGCTGCAGGGAATAATGATTGTAATTGCAGTTCTGTAAATGCGATAGGGGACCGGTCATATATTTACCGTATGGGCATTTAAACTGGATACCTTTTGATTTGTTTGTTTTGTAGTCACTAAGGTCCACTACGGATGTCCGGTGAGATGTTGTCTCGGAAAGGCGATCTGTGGTACCGGCAATCATGAAGGTTTCACTCCAAAGAACTTTCTCCAGGTGGTTTTTGTGATAGTGGGAGTATTCCTTGGCTACGGATACGATCATAGGGCGTAAGTGCTCATCTTCGGGTAGAATGATGGTTGACTTCTCGTAGCGCTCTAATGCGTTGTGTATTTTGTTCCCGTGACGTATGCTATCGTCTTTGGTCTCTTCCCATTCGTCAAGCACTTCTTGTTGGGATATGCCGCGTTTACGAGCGGTAGCCATGGAGATATTTTCCCGATCGAATGGCGGCTTAAACATCTCCAGGAATCTACTCACCGATAAGTACTCACGACCTTTTTTGTCGAAGTATTTATGGGATATAGGCTCTAATTCAACAAAGTCTAATAGTTCCTGTTTCATATATGCTTTTCTAAAAGTGAAACCAATTCACTGTATTTAAGTGGAGTAATGTATTGTGCGCCGCCTACTTGTATTATTGTTAGCCACTTTTCTTTTTCTTTGTAAGGCTTAATAATATCAATATTAAAGAAGAATACTTCTCTTAGCTCCGCATCATCTATTGATGGATCTAACCCGAGATCTTCTAAGGAAGAAGTCTCTGGGGTATTGAAGTAGCATTTTATTTTTAATGGTTTTTTTAACATGTTATACTTTTTTTGCTAATAATGGAGCTAATGAGAAGTCATCATCTTTTTCAACGATGGTTACTTTTTCTTTTTTTGCTTTTGGGGCTTTAACTTTTTCCGGAAGCTTAGCAAGCTCAGAAAGATCTGTTTCGTGAACTTCGGCCGCTTCTAATGATACTTCATCGAATAAAGATTCTTCGTCTACTTCTTCAGCTATTTCCATTTTGGAAACAACTGCTGGTGTTGCTATTGGCCTTGCAATTTCTTTCCCTGTAAATAGTGGTTGAGCTACTTCATTTTCTTCTTCTTCTTCAGAAGTATCCTCTTCCACTTCATCATTATGAATAACGATGGATCCCATCTCTTCCAAAATACGTGTTGCTTCTGCTTTTTTCTCAGAAGGGCTCATGTGTTTTACTGAATCGAAGTCGAACTCCTCATTCTTCTTATTGAATTTTAAGATCAATTGTTCATCGGTCATCACTTTGTTGCCGCCCATGTAGGCTTTTGTTTCTGTATATATGCCATTCATAATCTTGCATACGGCGCTGAACTCTTTGTATTCTTCTTCAGAAGTAATTAAAGGTGTTACCAGGTTAATTGATTTTGTGCGATCCAGTACGGACAATTTACCTGTGATTACAAATCCTTTTTCACCATAGGCAACGCCGGTAACTTCCGTGTAGGTTTTGATTGTTTGAAGGTCCACCGCTTCGGTGTATCCGCAAATATCAAGTAGGTGATCTTTTAACCAGGAAAAGCAGTCTTCAAGTTCTTTGTGGATAGGAGCTCTTTTCTTTTTTTGAGTAGGCTCCATGAAAGCACGGTTCTGATTGATATCCGTTTCGATGTATTTGATAAGTAATCCTTTGGTCCCGCCTTCCAACAATTTTACGGATTCAATGTCAATGTTTTTCATATTCTTTTGTCTTTGTTAGTATCGATTAATTTTCCTAGTTTAATTATGTATGATCGTTTTAAAATTATTTCTCTGATTGCGATATCCATGTAATCTTCGCTATTGTCTTTTTTGATTCGGATGAATTCGTTGTTTCTGTGTACGCGTTGTGTTGCTCCGGAATTATACTTAATCCTAACTTCGAGTATTTTGCCATTTAAAATCTGATTAAACCTCTTTCTGTCTACAGTTAGTAGTAAGTACACTACCTTCTCAATTCCGTACATGTTTCTTGCGTTTTAGTTTATACATAGCGGGCTTATTTATAACGAATCCATATTGATCAAGTATTCTGTTAATGGATTTTTGAGATAAAGTGCCCTTTTTATATCGACTTTTATACACATTCATATTAGCTGAAAGTTGATCTCCTTTAAGGGAGAAAATCTCTTGCAAAGCCTCGTCTTCAGTGTACTTTTTCATAATTTCAAAGGTATGGAATTATTGCAAATCTGTTATTACAAAGTTGTTATCTGTTATTAACAAGATATTGTCTGAATGATAATATGAATTATCTTTGTTCTATGGATAGAGTGCCGGCAAGTAAAATCAGGAAGTTGCAGTGGGGGATTATTCCTCAGCTGCCTACTCGGATTATTTCGGTGGGGTCTAAGGGTCCAAGTACCGGATATATTGTATGTGAAATACAGGAGGATAAAAATACTTACTATGACCTGGGGTACATTGAATACCTGGTGTATATTAAGAAAGAAAAGGCTGCAGACGATACAAAAATATTGTGGCAACGTTTTGCTAAGATTCCTGATTCGGTGGAGTATGACCTTGATGGCTCAGAAGAAGTAAATGTGTAGTTCGACTACGATTGTAATTTAATATAATGTAATTCATAATGAAAGTAGCTAAGGATACGTTTTTGATCCATGTTAAGAGCGCAAATAAGTCTACTGGTGTAGTTGGTATTTCTGGCAGCAATCTGGTTGTCGATACTGATTACAATAAGTTCAAACATTCAACTATGGTTGGGAAGATATACGCCCAATCCATCCAGGTAACATCTCAATATTTATACGACACGCCTTTAAATGTAGGTGATGATGTGGTATTTCACCATTTCGTTTGTCAGCCTGATCATAAGATACAGGCGTTTGAGAATGTGTACCGCGCGGAATATTTCCACATATATGCTAAGATTGTTAATGAGATGCTAGAGCCTTTAGAGGACGCTATATTTGTTGAGCCTATAAAGGAGAAGGAAGAGGATTTGTTTTGTGGTCTCATTAAGAAAAAGACTCAGGCGGGTTTGGTTCAACAAAAAGGGATTGTATTTGCCGCTTCGAAGAAAGCCAGAGCCTGGGGAATTCTTCCTGGGGATAAAGTTCACTTTACACGCAATGCTGAGTATGAGATAAAGTTCCTTGAAAAGGATTTGTATCGTATGCGTATCAGAAATATATTGTGTGTGGAACGCAATGGTGAGCTGATTTGTTTACAAAACAAGATATTGGTAAAGGCTATGGATTATGTTCCGGAGCCCGGTCAATTTAAAGATTCGCCCCTTCAGTTGCAGGGTGAAGTTGTTTGCGTGGGTAAGGAGGTCGCTTGCGTGGATGTAGGTGATACGATTAATTACTTTACCTCCATTGCTGGAGGAGTTGATATAAATGGAAGCAAATATTATTTTTTAGAACCAAGACACATAAATTACATCGTATGAAAAAATTAATGAATTTATTTACCAGGCTGGTAGAGGCGTTGGAGAAACAAAATACTATTGCTCAGCAAATAAGACACTCTGTTGAGTTAAATAGAGAGGGCCAGATTACTTTGGGTCAGATTCGATATTTGCTTGATCAGCATGCTTATGCTTTAGCTGTTTCTGTTGGTCAAGCAGAGTATACAGCTTTTCAAAAAAGAATAGAGTTCTTACAAGAAAAAAAACGATTAGGGCATAAATTAACAAATGCTGAAATTGGGGATATTGAAACGTTTTCAAGCATTTTACAGAGAAAATATGCTAATGCTGATCGTCAAAAAGAAGATAAAAAAAAGGAAAGTGGAGAACAAGAAGCATTAAGAAAAGCTTTTAATAAAGAAAGGGGTGATGCATGTTAAAAGTAAGACCAATTTTAGATCGTGTGATCATTAAGCAGGATGAGGCTGCAACGAATGTAGGAGCTTTTGTTATTCCGGATTCTGCCAGGGAGAAACCAAGACAGGGAGAGGTAGTTGCTGTCGGTCCAGGGGCTATGAAGTTTGATGGTGGACGTATTCCAATGATGACTAAGGTGGGGGATAAAGTTATTTATGCTGAGTTTGCCGGTGCTGAGGTTGTTATTGAAGGAGAGAGATACATTGTTATTGAAGAAAATAAAATTTTACTTATACTATAATCAAATTTAATATGGCAAAAGAAATATTTTTTAATGATGAAGCGAAGCAATTGTTGCAAGCTGGGATGAATGAAGTGGCGGATGCTGTAGGTAGTACTATGGGCGCATGTGGTAAAACCGTTATTATAAGCAACCATTATAACTTAGAGCCTATCGCTACTAAGGATGGGGTTACGGTAGCATCGTGCATTATTTTGAAGGATCCGATTAAAAATATTGGTGCTAGGTTGATCCGGAATGCATCAGAAGCTACTTATAAAGCAGCAGGTGATGGGACCACTCAGACGGCGGTACTCGCTCAGTCCTTAATTAATAATGGCTTGGCAGCGGTAAAGGCCGGTAAAAGTCCTCAGCAGATAAAAGCCGGTATGGATAAAGCCGTTGATTGTGTGATTTCTTCTTTAAAAGAGATTTCTAAACCGGTAAATGATAATGAAACAATAAAGAACATTGCTACTATCTCCGCAAACAATGATGAGAAGATAGGTAGTTTGATTGCTGAGGCTTACAGTAAAATTGGGCATCAAGGATTAATGTTGATAGAGGCGAATAATACTGTTGAAACTGTAATCGAAGTTGTTGCAGGAGTTGAAATTCCAAGAGGATTTATTTCTCCTGAGTTTGTAAATGATCAAGCAAAACAGCGTGTGGTATATGAGAATCCGTTGTTTCTTATAGCGGACTATAATATTGCTCGTATGGATGAGATGCTGCCTTTACTTAATGAGTTAAGTGACAGCGGTAAATTAAAGGACCATCCGTTAGTTGTAATTGCTTCTGATTTCGAGGGTGAAGCTTTTAGCTCAATGCTACAAAATCATAGATTGGGCCACATAAAAACCTGTCTTGTAAAGGCTCCTTCAACTTATAGAAGAGAATCGTTAGATGATATGTGCGTTGTTACGGGCGCTACTATGGTTTGTGATGAAAATGGCTTGAAAGTTCAAAATGCAACGTTCGCTCATCTGGGGACTTGTGAAAAAGTGATTATTACTGAAAACTCTACTACGTTTATTGGCGGATCTGGAGATAAAGATAAGCTTGAGAAGCATAAGAATGCGATTAAAGTGCAGCATGACGACATGAAAGATGAGGATCTTAAGAAGGTTTGGGATATCCGTTTAGCTCGTATCTCTGGAAGTATATGCATTATTAAAGTTGGCGGTTCTACGGATGTAGAAGTAAAGGAGAGAAAAGATCGTGTAGATGATGCCTGTCGCGCGGTGAAGTCTTCTATTGAAGAGGGCGTTGTAATTGGTGGCGGAATAGCTTTATTGATGTGTGAACAAAATTTACATAGCTTAAAGATGGAAGGTGATGAACAGGTCGGAGTTGGATTAGTTATATCGGCTTTGCAAGCGCCTATAATAAAGATGTTATCGAATGCCGGGCTCAATCACAGTGATGTTTTAAATAATTTGTATACTTTGTTTAAAACAGTTAAATCTCCTGTTGGATATAATGTTAAAACGAATAAAATTGAAGACTTGTTTCAATCTGGTGTAATTGATCCAACAAAGGTTGTTCGTTGTGCTATTCAGAACGCTGCCAGCGTAGCTACTTATGCTATCACCACTGACTGCTTGGTAGTTGAAATGCCAGCTTAGAAATTAAAATACGTGCTTATTTAGAATCATTCCAAATAAGCACGTATATTTGTATAAGATAATCCTAAAATCTTATACAAAATGGCAGTAACACGCGCATCTAAACTTATTTCGTTAACGGACGATGCTACGGCTTCGGCGTTTGCGGTATCCCTAAGAAAAATAATTCAGGTAGTACCTTCTTCCAGTAAATCAATTGTGACTTATATTGACCAAGACGGGTCGAAAAAAGTGCGCCTATGCTCTGAAGCGGCTACTGCTATTGCAACAGCTTCTTTAAGTAATGATGTTGCTACTCTTCAATTGATTACATTGATGGATGGAAGTACAGTATATGTTAACAATGACCGTGTTGTCTTTGTTGATACTACTGCCTCTAGCACTGCTCTTCTTCGTCTAGATATGGGAGACAGAACGACTAAGCGTTATGAGTTTTCTCTTCCGACTGCAGCGAATTTCAAAACTGCTACCGACAATCTTATTGGGGTTACAACTATTGCTACTGAAAGCCGCCCAGCGGTTCTTCGATATATCAACAATTATTACATTGATCAAGCTGCTACTATTAGTGGTGGATGCGAAGTGTTGTACGATACAAATCGTACTGCTGAGTTTCATAAGCTGAATATCAATATTTCGCTTGCTGCGCTAAAAACGCTTGTAAACGCTTTATAAGCTGCTGTGCTTTGTTTTGAGGTGATGGCGTAAAAGCCGTCACCTTTATTTTAATACAATATAATTTAATATAATATTTCATGGAAAGACCTGTCATTAAAGATAAGAACGCGCTCGCGTATGTGGAATATCTTGAGTCACAATTGGCAGATATTAAATCCTCCCCTTATGTAGATAGCTATGAAGCACTTAAAAAGGTTGTAGATAGCTGGAACAAAAAAATAAAAGACCTTACTGAAATTGATACTGATTCTGCTGATGCGAAGGCGATCATAAAATATTTATCAGTACAGAAAACTTATTTAGAGCAGCTTGAATATTTTAAAAGCAAAATGTCCCCGGATGACCGGAAGGCTATAGAAAAGAAAATGCGTGAATCTGCTGGAATTGCTGAGAGGATGGCTTTAGAAGAGAGAGATGGCAAAGACAGAGGAACTGTTTGAGGGTTTAGTATTCACTATCCCGGACCCTCCAAAGAAAAATTCGGAAATTTTATACTCTAACCTTTCAAAAAAAGATCAGAGATGGAAGCGTTCGCCTCTGCCGGATAACTTTATTTCATGGTCAAAGGAGAAACAGGATGCATTTGCTTTTGAAGAAAACCGTAAATGCAAGGAGGGTATATTTTTTTACAATTACGGTGAAGTAGTTTATATTACAGGCGATCATTATTTTTATTTACAATGGTTTAAAATTGATGGCGGCTATCCGGATTACCGAGATAGGGATAGGCGCTGGTATTACCATTGGTTTCTGTGTGATAATGATATTGATTGCCTTGGGCAGGATTATGGAAAATTGCGCCGGGATGGATATTCCTTCCGTGTCGATGCTATTATTTTAAATCGGGCAAGGAAAACATTTGACTCTAATTATGGTATTGTTTCTAAGACAGGAGATGATGCAAAGGAGATGTTTCAGAAACTTGTTCATGGGTTTGTCTCCTTACCTTACTTCTTTAAACCTCAAGTTGAATCAGGCGAACAGCCAAAGAAAGAACTTATTTTTAGGACTCCTCAAAAGAGAATTACTCATAAAAATAGATTTATTGCGGAGGAGCTTTCCTTAAATACAAAAACTTCGTGGACGGCTACAACTGAAAATGCGTTTGATGGTACTAAGCAGAAAATTATAGCTGCTGATGAAGCCGGTAAATGGACCGATGTAAACGTAGAGAAGTGGTTCAATATCGCTAAGACCTGCGTTATGCTTGGTGGTAAAATCATTGGGAAGATTCTTTTTGGTTCTACTGTGAATGAATCAACAAAAGGTGGGGATAAGTTTAAATCTATTTGGGATAAGTCGTGTGTAAATGAAAAAACTGCAAACGGAAGGACGTTAAGCGGGTTATGGCGATATTTTGTCCCGGCATATGATGGACTTGAAGGGTTTATTGATGAGTATGGTCGGTCTGTAATTGACACACCGGAATCTCCTATAATGGGGATTGATGGTCATTGGATTAAAATAGGAGCTAAGCCGTATTTGGAAGCTGAAAGAGCTGCTAAATATGATTCAGGAGATATCGTTGGTTATTACGAAGAGATTCGTCAGCGTCCATTTACAGTGGATGAGATGTTTAGGGATCCTGCCAACGAACAAACTCAATTCGATCTTGATAAAATATATCAGCAAATTAATCACAATGATTCTGTAAGTGAAAATCCATTGCGTAGAGGCAATTTTGTTTGGAAAAATGCGGTACCAGATAGCGAAGTCGTTTTCCAGGAAGATAATAATGGTAAGTGGCTTGTTTCCTGGTTTCCTAAAGTAGAAGACAGGAATAAACATGTGGTGAAGTTTGGAAAGAAAGCCCCGGCCAATACGCATGATGGTCTTTTCTCAGTCGATCCCTTTGATCATAGATATGTGAGTGGTGGGAAACAGTCAAAAGCGGCTTCCCACGGAATTCATAAATATTCTTTTAACGACCCTAACGTCTCAAATACGTTTATTTCTCAGTATTGGGGCCGTCCTAAAGATCCAGCGGTGTTTTATGAAGATATGTTGATGCAGTGCGTGTTTTATGGGTGGGAGATATTGGGAGAGTCCAATAAGCCTGGTTGTATTAATCATTTCCGGAATAGAGGATACGACAATTATTTAATGCGTAGGCCCGCATTTACTCACAATGAACATTCAGAGAAAAAACAAGAAGAAGTTTGGATTCCTAATACAGGAACAATTGATAAAGGCATCCGGAGAATGCTTGTGGAGCATATGCAGTCGTACGTGTACCAATACATAGGTAATAATTCTGTTACTGGCATAATGGGTAATTGCAAGTTTAATGATACCCTGCATGATCTGGTTAAGTTTGACATAGAAAAGTGGACCGATTACGATTTAACTGTATCTGCCATGTATGCAGTGTTGGGATTAAACACATATCAGCCTAAAAAGCTTGCGCGTAAGACAATTAAATTATTTGAGATTTATGATACTACTGGAGTACGAAGTGTTCTCATAGTTCCTAAAAAGAAGCCATTATCTTAATTATTTGTTCCTTATTTAGAATCATTCTAAATAATTAGCTATTTTTGTGTAAACAAACATTAACATGGCTGAAAATACGTCAAGTGCTCCATTCCCAGACATTTTAGCGCCGAAAGAAAAAAAAGCAACTAAAGAGTATGGATTAGCCTATGCAAGGGCTATTTGGAATGAACGTATTTTAAATCAAGATACCTACAACGAAACCCGAAGAGTTTTCTTAAAGAATAGAGAGTATGCAGAAGGTATGCTGTCTATTCAGAATGTGAAGGATCGTAAAGGTATCACAGATACATCCTATCTTAATTTAGATTTTCGCCCTGTTAATATAATTGCTACCACTATAGATAATATTGTTGGTAAGCTGTGTAAGCTTGACTATAAAGCCGTTTGTACTCCACTTGATGCCGAATCAAAGAATGAGCGAGATGAATACCGGAATAAACTTCGGGCGGCACGTTTCCTTAAAAAGTTTTCTGATCAGATAGAACCTCTTACCGGTATGCCATTGGTTGAAAAAGGAATGAAGATTCCGGAAACCGATGAGGAGGAAGAGATTTTTATGCAGATGAATTTCAAGTTTGCTTCTGCAGTGGCTATGGAGGCCGCTTTTAGTTTTGTTCACACAAGCAATTTATTCCCAGTTGTAAAGGAAAGGATATTAAGAGATTTACTTGAGAATAAAGTCGCTGCATTGCGGACATATTATGATGAAGATTATAATATTAAGTATGAGCGTGTGGATTTCCTCGATTTAATTATCCCTTATTCAAATAAAGAAGATTTTAGTGATATTAATCAGTTTGGTCAAATTAAATATCTGACCATCGGAGATATTGCAAATATGGGCAAGTTTACTGATGATGAGCTTTTTCATATTGCAAAGTTAAATGCTGGGCGTAATAACAACACGAAGGATTGGCAGTGGGGAAATAATTATGGTGACTCTACCTATTTCAAACCTAACGTTATGCCAGGGTATTATAGTTTTAAAATCACTGTAATGGATTTTGAATTTCTTGGTTTAGATAGGGAAGTTCGTGAATTTAAGATCGTAAAAAACAAGAGGAAGTATATAAATAACATTCCTGAATCCAAGATTGGTTCGGTGACTGGGGAGGTTATTTCTAAGCAGTGGCAAAATAGGTATGAGGGAAGTTGGATTGTTGGTACTGATTATCTGATCAAGTATGAGAAGACAAAGAACATGCCTCGTGAACGGATCCAAGGGTCCTATTCCCCAAAAACAACATTGTCATTAAACATCATTTCTCCGAATATATTCAACATGAAGAATAAGTCTCATGTGGAGAGAATGATTCCGCATGAAGATCAAATCAATTTGGCTCATTTAGCATTTCAGACGTTTTTAATAAAAGCAAAACCTCCGGGTGTTGCTGTGGATATACAAGGCTTATTAGATGCTGCTAAGGGTCTTGGTGAGACTATGAAGCCGTTAGATGTTCTGAAGATATATGAAGCTACTGGTAACTTGGTTTACAGTAGTATTGGTGAGGATGGAACAGTAATTAACAGTAAGGTTATTACAGAGCTTCGTGGTGGCGTTGGTGATGCTATAAAGGAATTTATTGGTGTTTATCAATTTGAAAGAAATTTAATAAATGAAGTAATTGGCTACAATAGCGTAGTGGATGGTAGTTCACCTCAGCCTGATGTTGGCCTTGGTCAGCAAAAGAATGCGATAGAAGCGACTAACAATTCATTGTCTCCAATATTTAATGCCCACTTACGGCTTGTGAATAATGCAAACAAGCGGACAGCCTTGATGATACAGGATTGTATTGAGCATAACAATGAGTCTTTCATGACTGCTATTGGTCAGCATTCTACCGAAGTCCTTGAAATGGGGATGAAGCTGGCATATGTTCAGATGGGGATTGATATTGAGTTATTGCCGACAGATGAAGATAAGTTATTAATAAATCAACAGATTCAATTAGGACAACAATCTAATCCTCCTTTATTGACTCCTTCCGATGTGATCCGAATTAACCAGGTTATGAAAACAAATACAAAGCTTGCCGGTCAGCTGCTTGTGTATTTGGAAGAAAAGAATCGGAAAACTCGTGCGGAAGAATCTGCAGCTCTTCAAAAACAAAACGGAGATATTCAGGTGCAATCTGCTCAAGCAGCTACACAAGGTCAAATCCAGGCTGATGCTGAAATGACTAAAAATAAAGCAAGTCTTATTCAATTAGAAGGTCAACTTAAATCTCAGTTATCTGCTCAGGAATTCGAGCAAGAGAAGCAACTTCTGGGCTTACAAGGGCAGATAAATAATGCGGCAGTAATGGCTAATAATCAGACTAAGGTTGTTGTTCAGAGTTTAGCGAATGAAGGTAAATTAAAAGAGCAAGAGTCAGCTCAGGAGCATGAGCGCGAAATCGCAGAAAAAGAGCATGATCAAGCTATTGAGCAAGAGGCTTTCAAGGCTTTGGTTACTCCTAAAAAAGAACCATCCAAAAAATAATTTAATGCTTATTTAGAATCATTCTAAATAACGTTGTACATTTGTAATAATTAAATATAATATAATCTAATGGAACCAGGACAACAGATATCAGCGGATGAGATGGCAGCTATGCGACAAGCGGCAGCAAATCCTCCAGCACAAGTCGTAGAAGAACCGGTGGTAACACCAGAGCCTGTAGCAGCCGAGCCAGTTGTGCCAGCTGTAGCAGATGATAATAATGCAACGCCGCCTGTGGCTCCAGTAGTTCCAGCGGCAGCTCCGGAACAGGTTGCAGAGAAGCCAAAGTCTTTTGAAGAACTATTGGCAGAACGGACAAAAGGAAAATTTAATAAATGGGAAGATGTTGAGCCCATTATTAATGCACCAAAAGATGAATTCGTAGATGATGAAGTACGTCACTGGAATGAATTGAAGAAGAAAGGTGTTAAGCTCGACAAGCAGTTCTTTGAATTACAGAATTTAGATGTTGAAGGATTGAAAGATCCTAAAGCAATATTGATACAGACAATGAAGCTGAAGGGGGAGAATCTTTCTGACAGAGCATTGAATGTTCAACTTGAAAAAAAATATGGTATCAGTGCATGGATAGATAAGGAAGATCATGAACTAACTGATGAAGATGCAGCCAATAAAGAGATTTTTGTTCGTGATGCGAAGAATGATCTAGAATGGTTACGCAGTTTCAAAAAGGAAAGAACATTTGTTCCTGAGCAGGATCCTGAAGCAGTAATTGCAGCCAAAGCTAAACAAGACGCTTGGCAGGCAAACTGGGAGAAATTCGTTGATGGCGAACTGGCTCCAAAGGCGACTAGTTTATCTGTGATAGTTGATCCAGAAACGAAAGATTCATTTGAATACAAAGTTTCCGAAGCCGATCGCAAGGAAGTGAGTGACATAATGAAGCTTTTACCTCGTGATATAAATGCAATATTCAGCCGGTTTATTGAACCTGGCGAGAATGGAACACCGCAAATTAATCATGCGAAAGTACAAAGAATGCTTTTGAGAGATAGAGCATTTGACCAGGCGGTAGCGAATGCCAAAAAGGATGGAATAGCTGAAGGCGCGAAAAAAGAAATTGAAACTTTAAAAAACACAAATTTTACGCCAGCGAGTAGTGTGGTAGTAGCGGCAGCAGAACCTGAAAGTGAGGAAGAAGCAAGAGCTGCAGCTTTAAGAAAGCAGGGTAGGGTTTACTAACATCTTTCGGTATAGAGGTCAACCGAGTATAAAACATGTCATTTAACAAACCGTCAGCAGTACAAGTAGCTACTGCAACAAACTGGATTACATCCGGATCTTTATACAATATGTTGAAACCTGAGAATGATCCTACCGAAGCAAAGGTTTGGGGAACTCAAGATTTAACTGGCCTTATCGAAATGATGGGCGGAGTAAATTATGTATCAAATCCTGCTTATCGTCACTTTGAAGAGGATCGTATCCATCAAATTGTGATTGCGACAGGCACAGGAACAGGTGTTGTAGGTGCTACAATCACTTATACTGAGGATTCAACCAATTATATTGCGAGTTTCCCATCAGCAGCGGCAGAGCCGTATGTTGCTACAGGAACTCAAGTTAACTTGTTATCAGTTCGTCTGAATGACATTTTGATTTTCCCAGGAACAGGAGCACAAGGTCTTGTAACTGCAGTTAACGTTGGAGCTCATACTTTTGATGTTACAAGCACAAATGGTATTGCATTGCCAACAACTACATCCACTAGCGAAATCATTAACGTTGGTCCAACAGTGGGTGAGGGTAAAGATCAACCAACCTCTTTCAACTTCCGTGAAAACATCTATTACAACACGACTGAAACTGTAAATGATTCTCATGAATCTACAGGTCGTTCAATGGGTGAAAAAACATGGGTGACTTACCCTTACAAAGGACAAGAGAAAGCTGCTTGGTATTTCAAAGGTCAATCTGGAACATTTAAACGTTTCCGTAATCACCGTGAAATGAAAATGATCGCTGGTAACCGTATCGTGAGTGCAACCGGTATTAATGCTTATGATGCAACTGTAACAAGAACTGAAGGTTTAATTCCATTCTGTACTTCTTACAATGCTCAAACAACATTTACCATCACCTCTGGTCTTACTTTGGATGACTGGCAAGCAATTTACACTGATGTTCTTGACAAAAATGCTGGAGCGTCAGAGTATTCTGTGTTAACAGCTATTCAAAACAGACGCGCGATTGATTCATTCATCCGTGATGAAATGAAACAGGGTGGTGTTCAGTATGGTGCATTTACTGGTGGACAAAAACAAGCTGTAAACTTCGGTTTCGATTCGTTCCAAACACTTGGTTATACAAGCCATTTAAAAACATACCAACCATTTAATGATCCAACTATGTTGGGTGCAAATGGTCACCAATACAGAAACTTAACTCTGTTCATTCCAATGAGCAAAGATATGTTTGCTATCGGTGAAGAGAAAAGAAAAGTAGAAGTTCCTTCTATGCGTATTAACTACTTGGCAAACGAAGGCTATAGCCGTGAGTGGGAAGAGTGGTTAACAGGTGGTACTAATGGTGTTTATACAAACACTGTTGATACTTTGAAACTTAACTTCCGTAGTGAATTTGGTTTTGAAGGATTTGGTGCAAACCGTTTCACTTCTTTAAAAGGAGTGTAGTGGATTAAAAGGAGCAAGCCTAAAAACTTGCTCCTTTATTTTAATAATATAATTTAATTTAATAAAATAAAATATGAGTTTACAACTGCAAAAGGGGTCTTTCGAAGACTTCAAAAAGGGAGGCGACCTCTCCGGAATGGTGTTCACCTTCCGTATATTAAATTCCAATTTAAGTCCAACAATGCATTCGAGTGATGGCCAGCCGTTAAAAAGCAGGGCACTTGATCGTATTGAAGCATTCGATATCATTCGTGAGAAACTGAAGGATGGAAGGACTGTTGTTCGTACTATTCGTTACATAGAGGGCGAACCAAGTATTTACAAAGATGAGCAATCTCCGGATAAAGATATTCCAAAGAAAAAACATTATTTGACATTCCCAAAAGGCGTTAAAATTGTTTCTGGTGCTGATAGTCAGCTTTTACAATTTATGATGTTGACTAACTACAATGCGAGTAATCCTGATCGTATTGTTAACGACACCACACCGGCACTATTTGAGCTTGTTGATACAAAAAAGATTATTGCTCAAAATATGGCAAAAGATGAGCTTATAGAAGATGCTAGGTACTTCTGTAGAAAAGGGGATTGGGCTGAGGTAAAGGCTTATGCTCGTGTCCTTAACGTTCCTCTTCATGCGGATCCTGCAGAAATTCGTTGGCATCTTAGAAGTATTGCTGAGAAGGATCCTGGAAAGTTTATGGCAGGATTAAAAGATCCTTTGATGCGTAAAAAGCATTATGTTCTTGAAGGAATTGATGAAGGATATTTGATTTTAAATAAGCAAAATAATTCAATTGCTTGGGCTAATAATCCGTATGAACCGCTTGATGTAGCTGGAATGGATAAAGATGTAGTCGATTCTCTTGTTCGTAAATTCACTACTGAAACCGGCCGCTTACATTATGAAGCGCTTCTTGATTTATTGAAGCCTGTAGATAACAAAAACTTTAATTTACCTCCTCCAACAGCTGAGGATTTAGCTGCGATTAAATCTACTGCTAAGCCAGTGCCAGGTATATGGGCTGCAGAAGAGTCTGATGAAGAGTTAACTGCTTTTGTGGATGAGGCTATTTTGAGGAATATTGTGGTATTTAAAAAGCCTATGTGGTATGTTTATCAAGGGGAGAATTATCAGAAGAAAGAAGGGCTTGTTACAGCGCTAAAAAGTGAAGAACAATTACTTGGGTCTTTGAAGAAAGATTTACTGAAAAGCAGAGAAGCACAATAGTTTGGAAGCCCCATCAATAAAAGGTGGGGCTTTTTATTTATTCCTTATTTAGAATCATTCTAAATAATTGCGTATTTTTGATAAAAATATACTTCTATGCCATCAATCACAGGACTTAACGTAGGGTTTTATATCAATTATGGTGGCGTGTCTGCCCCATGTATAATTCTTCAAGATACAACCGATTATTCGACTCAAGGTATTGCTGATAGAAATACTTTAAATGGAAATTTGAAAATAACGGCTCCAAGTGGTGTTGTTATTCATGAAAATACAGACTTTTCTGATGGTGGTTGTGATATGCCTGGAGCTAATTTCCCACCGGTATCAGATCTGTTTCTTCCACTAACAAGTAGTGGTTTGGTTCAGCCTGGTGTTTATGTTATTGATTACAAGGTTTTAAATAAAATTACTTCTGATTATTATACTTTCCAACGGTCTATTAGTTTTACTTATATAAAACCAACTCTTGATGTTGACGTGACTGTTGATTATGATTTGGATCTTTTTACTTCAGATGATAAAACAGTATATGTTGTTGATGGGATAACTCCGGTGATTTCATCTTACGCGCATAATCTTTATTATCCGCATGGTTCTGCGGGAGATGGTAGTCCTATTTTGACTGGCGATTTAATTATAAAGACTTCTACATTTTATCCTGGTACACAATCAACTACAGTAAGAGCTACATGTGTTTGGACTTATGATAGTACTGCTGGGAATACTTTTGATGTGCTTGACACTGTTAGCGGAACTATTGATACAGTTGTTAGTACTAACGATTTATGCTCATATTACTGCTGCCTAAGAAAGTTAAATACAAAGATTGAAAATGCTCGTTGTCACAATCATAAAAGCTTACAAAGCCTTCTTGATCAAGCGGCTCAAGTATCTCTTTTAATTAATCTTATAAGTGTTGCTAAAACGTGTGGGCATACTAATGATATACCTGAGTATTTAAGTCAGATTAAGTCTGTATTAGGCTGTTCTGATGGTTGTGACGATTGTAATTAAAACTTAGATCATGCCTGTTAATATAAACACTTTTAAATTGTTTGTTGATTTCGTAGCAAATAAAGCTCAGGTAGGAGGGATGGTGCAACCGTCTCAATTTAATGACTTGGCTAATCGAGCTCAAATGCAGTTGTATGAAAAAGATTTTGAAACGTTTTTGCAGTCAGAGCAGATTAGTAATTTCCTTCGAACATTTTTAAAGAATAAGATCGCCTCTGTTCCTACTGATGGTGTATATGAAACCCCTGCCGATGAACAGCATATAAGTTCGATTCGTCATTATTATGTAAGAGAGACAGGCAAAGGGTTTAATGTTGAAGTAAAGAAAATGAAGAATGTTGCTTGGACAGATGTTCAGTCTCCGGGGTTACATGAAGCTACTTTACGCTTCCCAAAATATGAAGAGTTTGGGACCGTCCTAAAATTTATGCCTCGTAATATTGGATTAATTGAGATTGATTATTTCCGTTTGCCTGTAAAGCCAGTTTGGAATTTTATTACAATCAGTGGAAGACCGGTTTATAATGCTCCAACAAGTACAGACTTTGAGTGGAATGAATTTTCTATGAATAGTGTAGCTGCTAATTATCTGGCTTTAATTGGTGTGAATTTAAAGGATCGTGAGCTTACTCAGTTTGCGGAGATGTATAAACAACAAACTAATTCTGTGTTGTAATGGAGATGACGTTGTTTAAAATAGCAGAGAAGTGTAAGTATCGTCTTGGTAGTGGAGATGTTCAATCTCTTCTGGCTTCGGTGATCGATGTATATGCCACCGTTGTAAAAAATGAATGGTACGAAAACCGTGCAGATGGAATAAATGAAGTTGATGGTGTTTTCATTTATTCGTTTGGTAAAGATCTAAAATTAACTGCCACAAAAGATTCTGATTTGAATATGTACTATGTTACGATTCCAAGTTCTTATTTGCGTTTACCGCATGAGATGGGAATCAACTTGGTTTGTTGCTTAGGATATCCTGACGCTCCATTTGTTCGTGTTGGAGGCGGAAGTCTTGGGATGTGGCTTGGGTTAAAATCTGCGGTGTTAGGTGGATCACAAACGTACTACGTGGAAAATAATAAGATGTTTTTCCCGAAAATGAAAGAGGCTCATAATATTTATTTGAAGCTTGCTATTGCTTTTGATTACGAAGGAATAGACATAGATGAAACATTAAACATCCCTCCAAATGTTGTTGATAAAATTGTTGATTTAGTAGTTGCTAAATATCAACCAAAACCTCCGGTGGATACTAAAATTCTTGTGTAATGGGATATACTCTGACGCAAATAGTAAATGAGCTAATGATAGAGATGGGGGAAGGTCAAACAAATAAGTTTGCCAGATTCTACCAACTTGGCGTTGCAGCTCTTCGTGAATTTAATTTAGACACAACTGGGGTTCCCAAACCAATTGTATTGGATATCAATGATGACGATACAGCGGATCTTCCTTTGGATTATTTGCAGTATATCCGGATAGGTATCTGTGTTAATGGCGAAATTATTTGTTTAGGGCGTAATGATGCATTATGCATTAATAAGTTATATGACAACTGTAATGATTCAGTTGCTCATCCTACCGTTACGCAATTTGGATATCCTAATGGTTATTTGAGTGGTTATCCATACGGAAGACCTAATTATAGAAATGGAGAGTTCCAGGGTGGATTGTTTGGTATCGGTGCTGACAATAATTGCTTGGGTTATTACCGAATAAATAAAGAAACAAATCAAATTGTTTTTTCTCAGCTAACGTGTAGGCGTGAGGCTATAATTATGGAATACATGTCTGATATTGATTCTATAAATGAGGATTTTGAAGTTCATCCTTTTTGCATAGCTGCTTTGAAGGATTATATTTTTTGGAAAGTAAAACAAAGAAGTTCTAAGCCACTAGGTGAACAGCAAATGGCTAATAGAGATTATATTAATTCAAGCAGATTGATGAGGATGCGGTTTGCATCAGCAACTAAAGAGGAATGGATTAGTGCGTTCCGGTCTGGAATAAAAGCTTCACCTAAGTTATAGACTATGCAGCAGAAACACAACTTTTTTGATGGAATGGACTCGGATTCTGTTTCTGAACTCATGCCGGAAGGTAGAGATCGTTATAGGTTGAATGTTCGCGCATTTTCTGCAACTACTGGTAATGTAGGGGCCATTGAAACTATCAATGGAAATACATTGGTTTCTTTTACACTTCCTGCAGGTGGTAACTTTGTAATTGGGGCAAAGGAGTATACAATCCAAAAAAAACTTTATTATTTCGTTTATAACACTTTAGGCGATCATTCCATCTTGGAGTTTGATTCTGCATTTAATACTATTGCTTATGTTTTATCCGGCTCCTTTTTAAATTTTAGCCTTGAATTTCTTATTACCGGCATAAACATTATTGAACTTGATGTTGATAATCATTTATTGTATTGGACCGATAACAATGAAGAGCCTAAGAAAGTTAATGTCGAGAAGGGCAAATATTTTATGCTTGGTGACTTCGTTAGGGGTTACGCTTCTCCTTTTAATCCTGAGAATATTTTTAGAATAAAACAGCCTCATTTGTTATCTCCTATTGCGGAGTATGGGGATGATCCTGATGTGCTTATAAATAGGCTTACTGAAAAACTTTTTCAGTTTAAGGTTCAGTATGTATACGACGACAAAGAAGTTTCTTCTTGGAGCCCATATAGTGCAACTGCATATCCTTTGTCGTCTGATACAGATGGGAAGAACAATAAAATATCTATTACTCTTAAAACAGGAATTGATATTGTTGATCGGATTCGTATCGCTGCGAAAGTAAGTACATCCTCTACCTTTTTCTTAATTGCTGATTTAAATAAAAAGGATTTAAACATTCTAAGCAATTCAGATTATGTATATGATTTTTATAATGATGGTAACTATTCAAACCTTGAGGTTAATGAGAGCATAAAGCTATATGATAATGTTCCTATTAAATCTCAGTCACAAGAGATTATAAAGGGGAACAGGGTTACTGATGGAGATATAACCGAAGGGTTTGATTTGACGCCAATTGATTTGGAATTGAATTACACTTTGAATCAATCTGCTTCTACTGGATTTTATGTGGATAGCATAAGAATAAATCATAACGGTCTTTATGACTTTACTTTTTTTAGAGTTCCAACTGTAACTATCGTAGGTGATGGTACCGGGGCAACTGCTGAGGTTACTGGAATGGTTGTGGGTAACTTTAAAATTAAGGATGAGGGATTTGGTCATATTGGAAGTACTCAGCTCACTTTTTCTAATGCAGGACAAGACTCCTCTGCTGCAGCTCATGTTGATTTTGATGTATATGGCCGTGCGGATTCTGTTGTTTTAGATAATGGTGGTCACGGATATAAATATGGGCCAATAGTATCAATGCAAGGATCAAGTCTTTCTGAGGCTTCTATTGTTGCATTGATGGCGATAACAGAAATAACGGTTACTAATCCTGGATCTGGATATACACATGCAAGTGTGGTTATTACAAATTACAATAGCCAAGAAGAGGCTATAGAAACTTCGGTAAAGCTTTCTGGAGAAAAAATAACGCCGGTAAATTCTTATAAAAGAGGAGGGGCCTGGACTGAAGGGATTGTTTATTATGATCATGGGAATAGAAGCAGTGTTGCCAATATAAATCAGGGAGATTTTAATAAGATTCAGGCAAATGGAAGATATGGTTCTCATTTGTTTATTCCATTTTATACAGAGCCAAATCCTTTGGGGGCAGCACAGCTTTCATTTGATATGAAGGTTGATGGGGTTAATATTGTAAATGCAGGGTCTGGTTATACTGGGGCAACGACATTTACATTTTCTGGAGGGACCCCCTCAGTTCCTGCTACTGCAACGCCTATTATTGGTGCCGGCAAAGTTACGGAATTGATTCAGGCAAATATTGGTGCTGGATATACTCCTGATGGATTATATACTGTGAATTTAAGCGGTGGTACCGGCTCTGGAGCAACGGCTAAAATAGTAATTACTTCAGGCGCTGTTGATTCTTTTTATATTATAAATCAAGGAACAGGATATTTGGAAACGGATATCCTCACTGTGAGTACGGTTGGCGCATCTCCTGCTTTGGGTGGGCCTACCACTCCAGCTACTTTTACTTTAAAAACAGATTATCAAAAAATAATAGGGGCAACTATAACTGATCAGGGAAGCGGATACGATTCAGCTCCTACGATAACTGTATTTGATTCAGGTGGAGGTTCCGGGGCGATAATTAAACCAACATTTAAAGTTGATACAGTTACAATTGTGTATGGTAGTAGCGATTATGTTTCTCCACCTACGGCATCTTTTGTGGGAGGCAATCCTGCAGTGGCGGCTACGTTAATAACAACTATTAGTAGTGGTGTTGTTACATCGACAACTATAACCGGTGCGGGAGTAGGCTATAATAGTTTTCCTGAGTTGCGGGTTGAAGGTCGTGTTTATGGTGGAAGTTATCCGACAGTTGATTGGGCTATTTATAATGAGCCGCCATCATGGGCTACTCATTATCAAATTGTAAGAACGCAAAATACTGTAAGCAGCAGATATCTTCAGTTTGCTATTGATTCTATTGAGTATCTGGATAGAAATGGAAACGTAAGGGTGTATGGTGATAGTGAGATTAATCAAATGAGAATTAGTTTAGCGAACTTGCCATTTTTTCAGACAGAAAATCCTGGAACAATTATTAAATATGATTTTGTAAAAGGTGATAGGGTTCGATTTAAGTGTGGCGTAAATCAAAAGGTGTATGATAGTTATTATGATTGGGAGATAGGATATTACACTACAGCGGATCAAAGAATAGGAGTTAAATTTCCTCCAGGTGTGTATCCGAATATTCCGGATTTTGAAGCAGGTGCAATAATTGAAATTTATGCTCCTAAATTAAATGTTGCCGAAACGGAAACTTTAATATATGAAATAGCTTGCGGTAATGATGTGTTGTTTGACGCTGTAAGTGGTAAGTATTATCATAAAGGAGATATTGAAGATCAGAGTTATTGGTCATTTACTTCGTCTTCTGATTCGGGAGGTTTTGTTCGATTAAGTTCTGGTGCGACACACGGATTAAGTGCCGGTGATAAGATCAGAGTTCAGCAGGATACGGGTTTTACGAATGCGGATTATAATACCTATGCTACTGTAACCACTGTTGTAAATGCAACAACAATAGATACGACCCTTGTGTTTGGCTCGCCGGTTCCTGCGCAAACGGGTGTTGTAACGGCTCCTGCAGCAGGAATCTTCCAAGGTGGTGATACGTTTTATAAGAACAGAGCAATGGTGTATGACTCTGGAACTAATTATGAAACTGTTCTTATTGAGGATGCTAATTACTCTGATTTGTATTCCAGCACAAGCTATGATTATGGAAGAGCGAATGTTGTTGATCCATATGCGAGACAAGTAAATCGTCCAAGTACTGTTACTTATAGTGAACAATTTATTCCGGAAACAAATATTAATGGGATGAGTACGGTTTATCCTGATTCATTCCAGACGTATGAATTGAAGTATGGTAGCATTCAAAAGTTGTATGCTGAGGATCAGAAATTAAATGTTTTTCAGGAGTTAAAGATTGGAGCAATTCCAATTGAACAAAATATATTCTCAGGTACACAAGGTGGGACCGTAGTGGGTACTTCTACCAATGTTTTGAGCCCTACGATGCAGTATTATATTGGCGAATGGGGTATTGGACGGAATCCCGAAAGTTTTGCTGTAAATGGCACCGCTAAGTATGGGGTCGATGTAAATAGAGGTGTAGCCTGGAGATTATCTATTGATGGATTAACTCCCATCAGCGATATTTATTTTATGAAGAGTTACTTCAATAGTAAATGCAAGTCGTTCTTAGGTATACCTGGTGGTCAGTTTAATATTGTTGGGGTTTATAATATTTCAGACAATGAGTATGTTGTTTCTTTCTATGTTATAGATGGTCTTAATATTCAGGGAGAGACGCTTGCATTTAATGAGCGTCACAACCGGTGGTCATCTTTTTATTCTTATATCCCGGAACACTTTTGTCAAAATGGAGTTGGAATCGTTTCTTTTAGGCTTGGATCATTGTATACTCATGGTACGAATCCTGTGCAGAACAATTTCTATGGTGTTCAATATCCGTCTAAAGTAGAGTTTTATTTGAATGTTGGTCCTAGTGATGTAAAAATACTTGAGGCTATTGGAGAGGAATCTACTTCTATTTGGGAGCTTGATTTTGTAACAAATGCTGAGGGGCAGCAAAGCAATCTTATAGAGGCTGATTTTGTGCAAAAGGAGGGTATTTACTATGCTCCTATGTGGAGAGATGAACTGACCCCTAATGTGGCGAACCCTTTATTTGAGGGTGATGTTATGCGGTCCAGGGTGTTTTATCTGCAATTCAGATATGCTGGAACATCTTACAATAAGACTTTCGCAATCAATATGAATTATATCATCTCTAATTTACATAATAGGTAATATTGGATTATCTTTGTATATATGAACTTACAGATATTAGAAGATCATTTGGAGTTAAAGAGGAAGAGAGAGCTTCGCGATAGTATCTTAGGTTTTGAAGATCAACTGAAGCAAGATAAGGACGTAAAGATTGGAGACAATCTTCTTTGCCCTTTGAAGCACAGCTTTTCTGACGGTATTTATGTTCGGGAAATATTTATCCCAGCTGGGACAATGTTGACCGGTAAAATTCATAAACATGCACATCCTAATTTTTTGATGTCAGGGAAGGTGGAAGTGATTACTGAAGGTGGTGGATATGAGACTTTGCAAGGTCCTGTTTCAATGATATCAAAGGCCGGGACTAAGAGAGCAATTAATGTACTTGAAGATTGTGTATGGATAACGGTTCATCATAACCCTACAAATACGCAGGATTTAAAAGAACTTGAGAAGATAGTAATTGCTGATTCTTATGAGGAGTATGAGAAGTTTTCTCAAAAGAAGGTAGGGTTATTTAAGAAAGTATTGAAATTTTTAAAATTAACAACATGACTTGGGTAGCAGCGGCGGTAGCAAGTGCAGGAGCCACAGTAGGGGCGGTGCAATACTTTAAGGGTAAAGCGGATCAGAAAAGGAACAAACGTCCTACGTATGAGATTCCTGATGAAGTGAAGCAGAATTTGTCTTTGTCTCAGCAAATGGCTTTACAGGGTATTCCGGAAGAACAACGACAAAATTATATTGACAATATCCAGCGGGCCTCAGCTACATCACTTCGTAATTTAGGTTCTCGTAATGCTGGGCTTGCCGGTGTTGCTCAAGTGCAGCAAAATCAAAATAACGCATATCAAAATTTGTTTACAATGGATGCCCAAGCTCGCCAGGCTAATCAAAAAGGGGTACTTGATCAGAATCAAAATCTGGCTAACTATAGGGATCAAGCTTTCCAGGTAAATCGTATTAATCCTTATTATGAGAATACAGCTAAGAATGAAGCTTTAATGGGAGCTGGACTTCAGAGCATAAGTAAAGGTATGCAAATGGGCGCTTCTACTATGGGTAAGTACGGAAGTAATGGAGGAGGATATCCGGCTCAAGGAAATCCTTATACGTTTAATCGTAATCAGTACAATCAACAGAATCCAGGTTTTCAAAATTATGATCCATATGGTGTTCAGTTTAACCCATATAACGGCGCTTATAACAACGACAATCAAGATTTATATAACGATATCGGCTAATGTATAAAATTAATCCAGGTGAAGCGAGGACCGATTTGTACGGTATAAATAAGGGGGAGGCTCAGGTATTTGATACTTCTCAGACTGAACGTGCAGCATTATTTGCTCAAAAGCAAAAGGCTGATGCTGAAAAAGCAAAGCAGAAGAGAGAGGCTGACCGGTTAGATGATATCAATACTCAGCTTGGTGCAATGAGTAGTGTTGCCTATATGCCTCGCGATCGTGAATTAATTGCCGGGAAAACTCAAGGAGTAAAGGATTATGTTTTAAAAAATGTCGATAAATTGATGAAGGGTGATCCTGCTTCAATGATTGAGTTTCAAAATATGTATGGAGATTTGAAGTCGACTGCAGAACAATCTAAAAATGCGCGTGAATTTTGGGAACAAGAAGGGAATAAAATAGCTGCAAATCCAGGGTTGTATCGTCCTGAAGCAATTGATTATCATATGGCGTTTGCTGGCAAAGAGCACATGGGCAATTCCGCATACGATGTAACTCGACTAAAACATAATGTTGATTATGGTAAACATGTATTGGATAATCTTTTACCTGCCGCTCAAAAAATGGCAAGGCAAAATGGATACAATACTGACTTTACTCCAGAGCAGGCAAAACAGTTAATTGCTGATGATTTAGATAGTTCAGATGTAAAATTTGAGCAAGTGGCTTATGACTTTAATAAAGCTAATCCGGAAGAGCTTGCAAGGTTAGGAAACCCTAAAAACGCAAAAGAATATGCTCAGGCTAAGTATGCGCCTCAGTTAGTAGTAAGAGATCGTAAGCCAATCCCTATGAGTGAGCGAAATGGTGGAGATAATCGTAAACTTCCAAAGGTTGCTGGTACGTATACTGATCAAGGTAATGGCAAAGGAGAGTTTCAGTTTGAATATACTAATACAGCTGATAATCCTTATTTGACTATTCAGCTGCCTGGGACTAAGCAGGCAATTGAGATAAAGCCGCAAAAGGTGATTTTTGATGGCAAAAATACTCGTCTTCAAGCTTTGACTAAGCCAGGCAAAAATGATTTGGGTGAAGACGTTCCTGGAAAAGAGATTGAGTTGCCATATAACTATGTCTCAGATATAATGGCAAATAAGTTTGGCATAAAGAACGTGTATGATATTCAGAATGGAGATGTGCCTGAGCATGTTACCGTAAAAAGATATTCAGCTCCGTCCGGCCAAGAGAAAAAATATTCAGTAAAAGGAAAAGAGTATTCTCATTCAGCAGTTGAAAAAGCTGCAAAGGCTAGTGGAATGAGTGTTGAAGAGTATTTAAAAGCAGTTGGTAAATAATGGAAGAAAATCAAACAGAAGATGGTTTGCCTATCCTAAAAAAAGGATCTGATGAAACAGAGGCTCTTGATGAGTCTCAAAAAAAAAATCCTTTTCAATCGAGTTCGGAGCCTGGTCCATTAGAATCCGGATCAACGGAAAGTCCATCGGATTCCGGAATCCCTTCTATCTCAAAGCCGACTAAGGAAGATAATATCTCCACTGTAAAAGCTGGTCAGATTGATGCATTAAAAGAAAAGACGTATAATCAATTCCTGAAGAATCCTGTATTTGCTGACAGCAATCCGAACGCTCAGCGGAATCGTGATATATATTTCAACACTTTAAGGAGTAAAGGTTATTCAAATGCCCAGATAAACGATCTGAAGTTATCTGGCGATAAAGCTATTAAAGCTATTCAGGGTAAACGCCTGGTAGAGGAGAATGCTCCAAAATTAAATCCTTCATTTGAGCAATATCCTGGTGCAGGCCCTTACAACAAAGGTAAGCCTTTTGACATAGATGCCGCTTATAAGACCGCTGTTGGATTAACTGGTATGGGCAAGTATGATCAGGCCATTAATCTGTTTAATGCTACATTAGGTCATTTGACTCCAGATAAACAGGATATGGGTAATAGCGCTCAGCAAGATGCTATGGCTGGTAATATAATTACTCAAAAATCAGCTGCGACAAATCCAAGCAATTCATTATATGGTATTGGCTACGCATTGTCTTCTAAAAAGGATTATGAGGGCTCTATTGATTATTATAACCAGGCGTTGCAAGCTGATCCAACAAATGTAAATGCTCAGAAAGGGCTTGCTTATTCAAAGGCTCAATTGGGTTTAAAGGATGAAGCCAAGGCTCACCTAAGCGAAGCTCGTAAAATGGAGCAGGGTAATCGTGCGAATGAAGCGCTTGTTGGTCAGGTGGGGGAGCAAGCTGCTGATGAAGCAGAAAAGCAAAGGCAGTCGGATCAAATGAAAACTACTGCTGATGCATTGGAGGCTTTTGTTTTGGGTGACCCTGAAGGGAAGCTTGGTAAGTTTGGATACTTAAATCCTATTGGCAAGTGGTATTCTGGTATCGTTAAAGGTGAGCGTACCGTTGGGGAAGGGGTAAAAGAAATTGCAAAAGGAGAAATTGTTTCTGGGGGGCTTACTACGACATTAGGTTTAGCTGAAACAGCGTTTGCGGCCATTCCTGAAGTAAATGCATTTAACGAAGTTGTTGTGGGTATTAAATCGGCAGCTGAAGTGTTGCCGGAAGAAGAAAAAGAGGTTGTAAATAAGGCGTTGGATTTTCCTTTTCAGGCTGTCTCTGTAGTTGGTAAAGCTATGGGTATTGATCCAGAAGAGGGAAGTAATAGCAAAAAAATAATGGAGATCCTTGATATTGTTGCTTCGTTTGGTACCATGAAGTTGATTCATAGCGGTGCTGAAAAAGTTTCGGGAAAGGTTTCTGATGTGGTTTCAGCAAAGTCTTCTATTCGTGAACTGCAAGATCTGTCTCAAAAGGTTGCTGAAGGGAAAGCTACTCCTCAAGAGATAAGTAGTTTGAAGGAGGCTACTTCAGCTATGGAGAATGTCACGCTTGAAAGCATAAAAGAGGAAGCTGCCAAGCGCGACACACCTGAATCGAAGGAAATTGTTGAAAAAATTGATGATGTTAAAAAGGAAAATGCTGTATCTCCTAAAATGGATAAGCTTCACCAGGAATTAGCTGACCTGGAAGCTGAGGTGGAGAAGCCAATGTCTCCTGAAGCGAAAGATATTTTAAATCAAAAGATTGCTGATAAGAAAGGGGAGATTGCTGCTCAGGCTCACGATGAAGTAAATAGTCATATTGATGATTCAATGAGTCGGGTGAGTGAGGCTGAAAACGAAGATAGGATAGGTGAGCTTGATACCCGTATGGAAATTTTAAAATCTGATTTAGAAGCTGCTGGAAGTGATGTTGTAAAACAATCTTTGGCTGAGCGGATACAGGATTTAGAAAAGCAAAAAGATTTGTATTTGGAATCGTTTAAGTCTGATGAGGGTGATTATGGAGATTATCTTGCTGAAGAAAATAAAACTACTGGAGAATATGTTTATAAAACTTCTAAAGGCGAATATACCATAAAGAAGGGGCCTGAGGGGTTACAGATATTTGATAAGGATGGGAAGGAGCCTTCGTATAATACCAAGCTTAAAATCATAAAAGATTACGAGCAAAAGTTTAATTACAATGAAGGCAAGCGGGCTTTAGATAATATTGAAGGAATATCTGAAGCTGAAGTGGACAAGTTGGTTGCGGATAAGTCAGAGAATCCAGGGGAGATCATTGATGCATATTCCAGGGTTAAATCGAACCAGCCTTATATTGAAACTGATCATAAAACTGAAAAGATAGCGGAATCAATTGGTAAGATTAAGAGCCGTGGTTATATAGACATAAGGGGTAGAGAGCATGTTACTAACAGTAAGGCTCGTTCTTATTTTAATGAAAGGGAAGGTGTTCCCATTGATGTGTTAGCTCAGGAAATTTCAGAAAAGGCTGGTATGGAAGTCACCCCAGAAGACATTGCTAATTTTATTGATGAGTTTCCTAATGGGGTAGGTGATTATGAAAAAAGTATACGTAATCCATTATTAATTGATCTAAAAAATAGGTTTAAACAAATTACTGGTTTAGATTTGAATTCAAGAGTA